TTTTCTTATACGACCCCCCTAACCCCCCCCCCCCTTTGCGTCCGTCTAGAACGCCGATTCCGCCGCGTCTTTTTAACGCGTTTGGACCTTCTATTCGTTTTTGATTTCATTTTAATATATAATAACCATAGATAATATCCATAACCACATTATTCACTTCTCTATCAACACCTCTCGCGCAACACTTTTCATAATCTTACGTTCACCAATCGGGTCATCCTTGATTTCGTGAAGGACATTTCCAAGCATCTTATGATGAAACTCCTGGAGGCGCTGATTCGTCTCCCACCCCGGGTGTAAATCCATCCACTTTTTCACCGCGAAATACTCTTTATTGGCGATATCAATGAATGCCTGACGCATCCGCGCATTTCCTTCATCTCTCGCCCATTGTTTTTCATCGTGTAAATAAATGATATCACGCTTCTGGTCAGTGCAATGAATCGGACGCTTATACAAGTCCAATTGTTTCAAACCATCAATCATCACTTTACTTATGCCTTCAACAAGTCCTTGGTTACGTGTATATGCCAAATCGTCCATCGTGATTTCGAGAGAATTGATGAAGTCGGTGAAATTGACGGCATTTTTACACTGTTCGTTTAAGAAAAAGTTCAGATTGAATTGATTATTATTTGTATTATTAACAATAATATTGCGTTCCTTACTCAACTCCACGAGTTGCTTTTGTAACGTTTTATTCTGGTCCAATAACTCATATACGAGAGAATCAAGAATCGACTTTTTGTTTCGTTTTTTTCCATTTCCTCCGGAAAGAGCCGACATCATTTTACGTATATAATTACGGAGTTTATCATTTTGCGCGGTGATTATATCAGATACATTTGTCATTTCGCTTGCGCCGTCACTCTGACTCACGTCATCAATGTCGGAGACACTGTCGTCGCTATCGGCGCTGTCGGAAACGCCGTCATCGCTATCGGCGTGATGGATTGAATCCTCAGACTCGGGTTCGTTTTCAAAATCGGGGTTATCTGAATAATGAAACACTTCGTTTTCAACAACTTTACTGACAATTTTTTTCGGTTTAAAACGACGACACACAATTGGAACGTCGTCATTATCGTCATTGTCGTGATTGTCAATTCGAACAGTAGACATATTCGCCGTAATGGCTGGAACGGGAATGACATCTCCACGCGTTTGTTGTTGCGCAATGGTCGCAGAGACAGTCGTTGTCGTTGTAAACGACATCGTCAACGTATTCATCGAAATATCGTTCTTATGCCGATGTTGAAATTGTAGACACGTCGTCGTATGTTTATAATAACTTGAACGGTGAGTGTAGGTTTTTTTACATTGGCAAACATATTTTCCATGTTCTTTATCATCGGCATCAATCGTATTTTCAACATTCTCGTTACTTTCGTCATTTTCAATATTCTCGTAAATGTTAGAGTTCAATGCTTCATATTGAAATAACAAATTATCGAAATTTTCATCGTTCAATTTCGGTTTATTTTTCAAGATATAAAAGTTCATCCGTTCTTTGGCGAGATATTCATTTTTACAAACACATTCTTCCAAAATGACACAGTTCCAATTTTCCCAACCACCATTCTTTCGAATCGAATCATATAATCGTGATTTCACGGATAAATCTAAACTTTCACGTTTATGTTTATACTTTCGTTGCGTAAGATTGGTTGTATACGAAATATACATATCTGAAACATTCTTGTTTTTACAAGTAATTTGATAAATGATGGTATTTGAATAGTTGATATCCTTTCTTGGCATTTTTTCACACTCTGAAAAGACACGGATGTATAATATAATACATTGGATATATTTATTATAGGTTTGGCAAGATAGCCCCTCCGGCACACTGACTTGTTCATTTTACCCCAATCTTATGGCAACATTCGCACCATCGTTTGGTCTAAATGTTGCCAAAATCTTATCAATTTTCGAACATCATCGTCACAAACACTTGTCTGATTTTGTCTGATTTTGCCTAAAAATGCATTTTGACATTTATGAGATTTTGGCAACATTGGCACCATAATCAGTCACAGCACTATGACTACATTGACTACTTCTCCCGCTAACGCCATTGGGGTAAAATGGTCAAATTTCAAAAATGTCCAAATCCGGGATGGCCCATTTTACTTTTAAAACGCGATTTTTGCGCGTTTTTAACCTGACGAGACCATAATCCGCGATTTTAAAACATTATATGGCAACATTCTGCGGGAATGTCAGTAAGGTGACCGCGGAAAACCTGCTTCGGCGCTATTTTTCGCCGTTTTCCGCCAGACTGACGTTTCAAAAATCCATAAGATAATGGCAACATATGGTGTGAAGTTTGGTCACGTCTTATAAAAATGTGTTCAAAAATCAGCGAGTCAGTCACCGGTATTGCGTGCGATCGTGCGAGCGTATCAGAATAACATAGGATAATAGGTTGAATACCCTCTTCCGGTACCTAGATATTGGGTTGGTGGTTGTGTATTACGTGCGATATGCGCACCCACCATTGGACGGGACAATGCACTAGTAGACATTGTATTCTTCGTGTTGATGATTGGTGCGGTATGATTTTCTTGGTTCATATGTGTTATGTATAATAAATACATTTTATACTTATCTTGTATATGATGAAGAAGACGGTGGTTGTTGATTTGAAATATATGATACCATCCGTAGGTGGACGGTCTCGGTCTCGGTCTCGGTCAAGGTCTAGAACAGCGACCACCGAGCGGTCAAGGTCCGGTTCGCGTAAAGGAAGCGTTACAGGAATGTCTGATGAAGAATCTGAACTGGATATCAGTGTATTATTAAAGAATAAACAAGACTACTACCCAGAAGACAACGACGAGACGACTACGGACGACAACGACGACAACGACAACGACGACAACGACGACAACGACGACAACGACGACAACGAAGACAGTAGCGATAGTGACGTTGAAACCGATAACTCCTCAAGAATACATCCCAGCGTGAAAGACTCGGATTATGCAGTAGATTCAGATGAAGACCTCCTTCAATCGGTTATAGACGAACCAACATTTCCACTGGATATAAATGCGATATTATCTGCGATGAATAAGGCAGAGAATAACACGATTGCGAATCTCTCAAAGAAAATGATAGATGACCGGCGCCACGAAATTCTCTCGTCGCTGAATTTGACGACCGAAAAACTGGCGGAGTTTGAACGTAAACTCTCAATGTATCGCGTCATTGAAAACCCATGTGATTTGAAACATTGTCAACTGATTCGTTGGATACCACTTCGGTCACTTGAAACTCGCCCCTATGTAACTCTCGGCGGCACATTGTTCAAGGTTCGTGAAGACCCAGAAGATGGCACACATACAGTTACGATTCGTAATATCAAGAGGTTCGTGTTTAATATTCGGTTTGAGGCCAATATCGTATTTCAACGATTGAGTCAAGAAGAACTACTTATATTGAGTGTAGTGGAGTATATCAATAGTGATGACGTAGACTCTGCCGTAAATGCGCGCGAATTTGGTCAATGAACGTGACTGCTCAGACTGCCTCGTCCCACACGTAACCGACGCACCGTCTTCGTAATATCACGAGTTAGTTTTGGATGTAATCTGCCACGTTTTGTTTTACAGCGAAATCCGTGTTGGCGCATTCCTCTGTTATTAAAAATTGTTTTCGAACAATATGCGATACTTCGTTTTTCAGAAGTAGAATCACTTCTTGCCTTAATACAACGACATAATTTCCCGGCTAAAATGCGATGAGCACGTGATTTTATAGACGTATTATTTGTTATACTATCACGACCACGCGGTTGATAATGATGAAGAATTTTAAGATAATCGCCGCGTGTGAGTTTCATATCTTCATCAATATCATCATCGGTATATTTTAATCTAGTTGACATAACAAATACGGTGACACGTGAAGACGACGAAACTACCGGTCTATCCTATAGTAGACAAATACAAAAAAGTATTCACATAATATTTATATTCATAGAATATAACGGGATGAAACAAAAAGTCGTAGTGTTTGACATTGATGAGACACTCGGCAATTTTTCTCAACTATCTATTTTCACACACGTATTGGAAGATTATTACAACAAACCAGAGTTGTCATATCGCTACTTCAATGATTTAGTTGATTTGTATCCAGAAATTATACGACCAAGTATGGTTCGTATATTGGATTATATCCGTAAAAAAAAGAACACAGGGGTTTGCGATAAAGTAATGATATACACGAATAATATGGGTCCTGTGAAATGGATATCGTGTATTCGGCAATATTTTGAAACTAAACTGCGGATGGCTGCCACTGCATCCGCATCCGCATCTGCGTCCGGAGGTCTCGCAATTATCCCTCCTCTTTTCGACCATACAATTAAACCTAAAACTGAGGACTCTACCGATACACAAACGCAGCAGCATCAGCAGCTGTATCCGGAACGAACAACCAACGATAAAACAATAAGTGATTTCATACGATGTGGACGTCTACCGAGAGATATTGAAATATGTTTTCTGGACGACCTTCAACATCCTAAAATGGTGGATGAACGTGTTTACTATATCAAACTACAGCCCTATCATTCCTATATTCCATTTGAAATGTTTGTTGTTCGTTTCTTGAATAGCGCATTATATCGTGAGGTATTTGACAAGTTCACAGTCCCATCTACGATATCTATTACTTCGCCCAACTCGAAAAAACAAATACTATCGATTGAAATACATAATCTATTTCTTAAATATGCGAATTTGGCGAAATATGACGCAAAGTCGCACCAATCAAAAATCAATCCACGAGAGATTGATGAAATCATTAGTAAGTATATCTTATACCATCTCCAGCAATTTTTCAGGGATGGACCACCAAAGCCAAGAATATTGGTTCACACACCACACGCACAACACCGCCGCACGTCTAAAAAAAATCGGACCACAACGCCGATACATTCACCAAGGGTTTTTTATGTAGATAAGACAACTGCGGTTAAGAATATGCGAAACAAGACAATACGTAACAAGTGAAGCAACACACACACACACATACTTGACCTAGGAAAACCACGATAGTTGACCAGTGTCTCCCCCTTCCGCTGAGACAAAGACAACACGCTCACCTGATAGTTGTGTCCACGCCGAAATGATATCTTCCACGGCTTGCTTGAATGCTCGTGTATTCTGAATATCTTCGTGGTTCAGATATATGATTCCATTCTCACGACGTGCTTTGACGAATATCTGAGATACTGCCTCTCGTGCGCGAATCAATTCACACTGAAATTCCATACTCTGTGCGTCAATCTGAGACTGACGTTTGTCATTTTCTGCGTCGACCCATCGTTGATGACGCATATTTCTGATGTGACGGTCCCAATTGCCTTGTGCTCCACGCCAACCGCATTGGCAACTAACCGGTCGCACAATCTCCAATTCGTGATAGGTGTCATTGAACAAGCGCTCCATAATCACTTGAATCGCGTGATGAAGCACCATCGGACTTGATTCGTATCCGGCAGTTCCTTCGTTAGGTTTGTAATCCATAAGTGCTTGAAATGTATCCTGTTCTTGACCGCGGTGAACGAGATTGTATCTCTCATCGCTATAAATGCTTGAATCTTGTCCGCACACTTCAATAACAATTTCATCGGCTAGAACCATAATCTCCTCGTATAAGTCTTCGTCTTCTTCTTCAATTTCCTCCAACGTCTTCCAACAGCGAAGTATTGCGCCAGGACGAACTGCGGTCAATGCGGTTTGCTTGTGCCGATGTAACGCACCGAGTGCATTCATTCCACGCAAATACGCACCTTCCGGAATCACGTGTTGAACATCCTCCAACACGGCCATCAGGGTATCCAATTCTGTCTGTATTTTTTCACGGGTTTCTGCGATAATACCACTTCCACTACCGAACGACATTTTGTTGCTACGTTGATTACTCTGTATTTAATGTATTGGTTGAAAAACATTTCAATTTTATGCTCACTCGCTTTGGCGCTCCGTCCGCAGAGCGGACCCGCACCTTCGCTCGTTCGCGTCGTGCTCAATATTATCGGGGGAGATGGTGGGTATACGCGCGCCTTCTCTCGTCCGCTTCGTGCTCAATATTATCGGGGAGATTGTAAGACACCGCATTTACTGTCTTGTATACGATGGCCATATTACACCACTGCTGCCACTTCCGCCTCCACCTCCGTCCGTCACCTGTATCACCGGCTGAATTATCTTTTGCGTGACTTGCTTCTGTGTATACGATACCACTGTATCCGAAACGATGTGTGTAATCAAAATGAATACACACGTATATAAAATGAGACTGCGGTCAAATTCACTAAACTTGTTTCCGCCAAGAATCGCGAACTTCGGGTTCGTCCAAGAAACAGTATTGAACCGAATAAGTAGAATAACGACAGCCGAATACAATAATACGTTTCGTAATACAGGGATATACCCAGGCAACACGGAGTAAAAACCTAATAAAACAACTGCGTATGTCCCATATACAAAATAGTCCAAATAGTCATAATAAGACGCATACTTTTTGAATAAGGGGGATAATGCGTCACGTAAATAGGTTATCACTGACACTATGAAATCTTCCGCAGTATTCTTTATCCTATTCATAATACTATACAATACTGTGCTGTATTATATAGATATAATAATGGTCGTTCTACTTGCTCCGTTATTCCGTGGCGGCATCCGTGGCGGCATCCGTGGCGGCATCCGCAGCGTCTGTGACATAAAATGACAACAAACGCGCACTTGGGTCCAGCACGCCTTCACAAAAGGGATGTCTCCAGTAATATGGAATCGTATCTCCGCGTCCTTCATAGATATTTTCAAATACGTGACGGTAATAGAAACTCTCCTTGTCATATGGCGGATTATGAAGCGAATACAAATGATGCGCTTTATTATTAAACTCAACATCCGATATAACGCGGTCGGCATACTCTTTAATCATTTGAACCCACGTCCGTCCACCATCAGCCGAACTTACTCCATCACTGAATGCCTCTTTTCGGCGCCAGAGAACATCATCCGGCAATAAACCCTCGGATTGAAACGCCCGGCGAAGAATATACTTCTCGATTTTTTCATCATTGAATCGTTTCAAACGCGGAGGAATTGTCATCACGTAGGTAAGGAACTCCTTGTCCGCGAAGGGCACACGCGCTTCCAACCCCGCACCGCTTATACTCTTGTCAGAACGCAATAAATCAAAAAACCGAACATCGCGAATCATCCGCTCATTTTCGCGATGAAAATCTGTGTCTGTCGGCGCTTTCAAGAATCCACGATATGACCCGAAGATTTCATCCGACATATCTCCACAATAGATAACGACATCTTCGGTTTGTTGCTGAATATATTTACTAATAAGGTAATTCCCAACAGATGCGCGAATTGTGGTGGTGCAATAACTTTCCGTCTGATAGATTGTATCATATATCGCATTTAAGAAGTTGCTCTCTTTCAATGAAACTTCGTGATGACATGTCCCCAGATGTTCGGCGACACGGCGCGCCCATTTCAAATCCACTGACCCTTCCAATCCAATACTATATGTATTCAGCACAGTATCTGGCGCAGTCCGGCGCAATTCTCTCGCCACAATTGCAGTGACAAGTGAACTATCCAAACCGCCCGATAAAAGGCAACCAACAGGTCTCTCACTCATCAAGCGCTTCACAACCGCCTTTGTAAAGAGTTCACGAATATTTTTACATACATCATCGTCACTTTGTTCTACAATCGGAAATGAATACTCCACGCGCAACTCTTTCAATTGACGTTCAAAAAAGGATTTGTCCGTCTGCGTGTCCGTGGATTGCACCTTTTTACATTCACCAGATGTATAAGATACGTATGCGTAATCGTAGTAAGTGCGAAACACCGCGCCCCATTCAGTGTCCGCGTTAGTATACTCCATATAACTCCCCGCCGGAAATTGGACGATTGTATCACAAATTGCGTGTATGGATTTCAACTCACTCGCAATACACATCCCATAGTGGTCAGGGTTCAATGATAAGCACATTAAATCGGAATGTTCCTCGCCAAACAACCCATCGTGACGTGATACACCAATGAAAAGTGAACGCACACCCACCGGGTCTCTCGCGACATATGTCGCGCCACTTTCATAATCGTGTAATACAAACCCAAAGACACCATCCAAACGGCGAAGTGTCTCGTGAATTCCCACCTTTCGGTAAAGATGGATGATAACTTCGCAATCGGACCCGCTTTGATATTCGCTCTCTAGACCAAATTCCACAATCAGACTTTTATAATTATAAATTTCACCATTACAGATGAGACGACATTTTTTGATATGAAATGGTTGATTGGCGGTTGAATCCATACCATTGATAGACAGACGATGAAACCCCCACGCACGTGGACCATCTTTCAGAAAAACAGACATATCTGGACCACGATGAGAAGAGTGAATAAACGATTCTTGTAATGTTTTTAATTGGTTGAGCGCCAAACGCGCAACGGTTTGAAAATAGAATATACCGCACATTGTGTGTTAACCGTAAATAACAAATGAATATAACGAATGAATATAACGAAAGGATATACTATAATAACGGATTGTGTTTATATATTATTTAATTTCACATTATACAATAAGTAGAAACGTTAATCAACGACAACGAGACACCCGACATTACTATGGAATTTTATGGTGTTGTAAATGGCGCATATACCAATCATCACGACCGCCTATGTGAAATCAATCAGCGTATCTCCGAGAGAAATATCCCATCCGCAGCGCTTCGCCCCGCATATAATGTTCGTCCCCTTTCTTCCAAATACGCAATGATGCCGATATTAGAATCGCGTCCGGTTGCAACAACCCCTCTCGCAAACTACACGCATTTTACGACGGAGACTGTATTCAATCCGGGAAATGCGAAAGCGCCGTGGCGTGGATGGGCGGAACGTGTCAATCTAGAATCGTCCCTACGCAACCAATTCTTCGCACTTCAGCGGAATGACCGCGCAGTCTACGTCCCGAATTCAACAAGCGATCTCTACAAAGTTCATGTGGACGCACGTGAAGTTGAACAACCGAATCCATATTTGTTTGACAATGGCGCATCCAATTTCGCCCCGATGAATCCGAACCCGCATAATTTAGGCAAACTGACGTTTGAGAACTCCACGCGATTCCAACTTCGGACATTAGACTGCACTTACGATGGATATTTCACGGGTGAAGGTGGACCCGTCATTGAGCCTGCTACGAATTATATTCCGGAAGACCAATTGAAGAAAAAACAGAAGGAAAAAGAACACCAGACGCACTTGTCACATATTGAGGAGGGGTTCCGCGTTGGGGGGTCTGAGGCGAAGACGATGACCGTAAATACAGGCGATAAGTTCCCATCCCATATTCCCCGTGCGACAGCGACATCCAACGCACAAGAGTTATTGACAATGCGGCGCACCCACGCATAATCAGCATAAATCCATTATTGTAATAGAATAATATATGCCAACCTATTCTTCAATTATTATTTACAACGCGACATTAAAATGGCTGAAGACCACATTCAATACAGCAGCGAGCAAAACGACTCTTGGAACGAATTCAATGAACTAACTCTGAATGTGATGGCGAACCGTATTCGTTACGATAAATGTAAAAAATCAATGGCGAATACAGACGGAGTTCTTACTGAAATGTTTAATACTGAAAAGCGGTATTATAAAGAACGAATCATCGCAATGACGAGGGGGTTATTTGACGAGCAATGTGAAAATGATGAAATGAACCGGGCGCATCAAGAGTATCTGAAGGCGTGTATTGCGTATTTGAAGTGGAATGATATCACAGATATGGTGGAAACAGATACGCGTAGTGAGGTGCGGGAGATAGATACGCTTGCCCACGCACGGTCGTCTTCGCCATCGCATTCGCATTCGCCTTCGCCTTCGCCTTCGCCACCCGCGTCACCCGCGCCGCCACCGCCGTCGGTGTCGCCCACATCCGCGCCGCCCGCGTTGTCTATCCTCTCATTTGCCAATAAAATGTGTATACGCAAAAAATCAATGGACGATTTTATTGTGATTCGACCATTAGAAGAAAATAGCGATGAAAAAATACAGGCGCGACTGCCGAAAATTCGCGATTATCAAAATGAAATATTGAAACGCGCAACATTCGTCACGCGACACAGTGGAGAAAGTGCCAAATTATAATATATTCAGGACGGCATCAGCAGCAGATTCTTTATATCTATTTTGTGTAAAAGCTGTGGCGGTGGTGGTATCTTCACCTGTGGTGGGCACGGGTGTATACCAGAAATTGCGTGAAGGAATCAGGAGAAACGCCTTGTAACCATTGGTGGTCTCACTTGACGTGTTGTCGTAGAGGAGTCGTTCTAGGTCGTAAAACGACGTATCCGCATTGTATATATCATTGTTACCGACAGTTCCAATGACATCATCCTTGATGTAATAGTCATATTCAACCGACGGAATAACGACCGTCATAATGTAGTTAAGCGCTTGGTCGCGAATATATGTCAAATACTTCATTTGAATCGTATTTACCGGTAAAGGTAGGTTTTTTGCTCTCGGTGCGTCGTGTTCTTCTCTTGTCAAAGTAACATCATCTTCAGCATAGATATTCGAGATAATTGCGTGAACTGTATACAAGCGCGTAGTTTTGTCGTAAATCACATAAGCAGATTTGTAATGAACTTTTTTGTCAAAACTGTAGACAACTATGCGATAAATATAATTTAGTATTGGTGTCATTGGGTTGATACACTGATGACCATAATCGGGTTCGACGGTGGGCGGGTCCACAACCTGCGCTTCTTCCGGCGATTCTTCTGGTTCGTTTTGAAATGATACTATAATATTCGCGGCATCTGACATCGTAATGTTGCTACCTCCACAACCGCTGCCTATTTCCGAGACATAGTCATCGCGAACCTCGTGGATATCATCTTCAGTGATTCGCACCGCCTTTCTTTTTGGTTTATATATCTTATATGTTTTAATATTGGATTCACGCAATGAAGGTGTATGAAATACGCCACTGCTGCTAGCGCTGGTGCTAACACGTGGTTCAGTGGTAGCGACTGTAGTATAATACGAACGAGTTTTGACAACCATTGAAACGATATAGATAAATGAAACGAATGAACTATACTCTTTATCAAACGCATTCGTTTCATTTCAATTTTTTATTGCATAATAGTATAGGTTTAGTATTAGAAAGGAATGGATAAATTCAAGTCCGTAAGTTGCGCACCAAAAGACGAGACAGACCCCAACATCAATGAAACAAAAGATTTCTCGTGTTATTCCTCTAAATCTCTCGACAAACTCAAAATGCTTTGGAATAAACGCCACCCCGACCAGAAAATCAACGACACTGACCCTCGCGCGATTTGGACAGCACTTAAAAACAATATGAACCGTGTTTGTCATCAAGAAGCGTGTTGGCTCCGCCAAAGTTTCGCATCCACCGGAATGGACCGAGAGATGGAGCAGTATACATTTGCACCACAAGCGCCGAAAGAATGGAAGAAGAATATCCACGAGTGGCTTTCCAGTATTGATATCGCCAATTCCCTGAAGCAATACGAGCACGCGATTCCGTCATTTTTATTCATTGGGCCATCTCCCGTGGATTTCGACGAAGTTCTGGAAGACGGACAGTGTGTATGGAACGAATTGTGTAAGTTTGATATTATGAAACACGTACGAAATGGGAAACCGAAAATCGGGATTGTTTTCAATACTGACCCACACGATAAACCAGGTGAACATTGGGTGTCATTGTTTATTGATGTCAGAGCGAAGATTATCTTCTTTTTTGATAGCACAGGCGACCCGCCTCAGCGCAGGATACGAACATTTATGAAGATGGTGCGCGAGCAAGGACACGAAAACGGCATTGAATTCGTGGAGTATATTAATGACATTCATCATCAGAAAAACAATACGGAGTGCGGTGTTTATTCCATCTTTATGATTATTCATATGCTACTTGGCAAAATGACCGTCCACGATTTCCTGGATAAGAAGAAGAAACTCACGGATAAGTATATGCAACGGTTTCGGCGGAAGTTCTTCAATGTGGATGAGAAGGTTCCGACGCCGAATGTTGACTTTTGAATGGGG